TGACAACCTGCGCTATGGTAAGCAGCTCCGTGAGAATATGTGCAATTCTACGGTTTATGCTAAATATATGCGTTATTCCGTACCCGGAACACGGAAGTCTGGTGATTCTAATACGTCCAGCGGGAACACTAAAGCAACTGGTGAATGCATGGGTTCCTTCTGGAAAGCACATGGTCTCAAGCCGTTCGTCCGGATGGCCATTCTCGGTGACGATAACTTCTCGATCGTCTCGCGTACCCACGTGTTACGCGTCTTCGGTTCCATCGAAGCTATGAGAGTGGCTCTTGTGGCCTGGGCAACTGACCTAGGCTACAAGCTCAAGGTGGGTGTCACTGATAACGTGGTGAAAGCGGAATTCCTGAGCTCCCGCTATTACCCCGTAGGCAACGGTCATGCTATTGGCAAGAAACCAGGCCGCGTGTTAGCAAAGATCGGCTATCAGTTGTTCACCCAGGGCCGTCAGCCCGCGGAATATCTCCGAAACCTTAAAGGTACCTTGATATCGTACGTTCCTTCCAGCAATCACGTCCCATTTCTTCGGGTTTACATCCGGGAAATGCTCCGGCACCTGTCGTCATATGACGCCCTGCTTGATGCAGAGGCTAAACACCGTCAGCAAGGTGAGTTGTATGAAGCCGATGAAACGACATGGGCCGCGTTTGAAGCCGTTTACGGCTTCGGTCCGGGCGACGAACAGGTCTTTGCGGACGAGTTGAAACAACACATCGCACGGTTTGGTTTGACCAGTGTGATGGTGAGCCATCATGTGGCCGAACTCTTTCGCATTGACTTCGCCGGGCTGTGATTGGCCCCCGATGACATTCTATGTCACTCAAAACACGCAAAACACAACGACGCCGGCGACGCCGGCAACCTAACCGACGGGCCTTTTTGGCCCAATCACGCGTTCGAAAGAACGCAAATCCTCTACAGTCAATTCGTTTCCGCAATCGAGAGTTTGTGAAAAACGTCAAAGTTGCACAAGTGGGCGAATGGGATTTTCGCGAGTCAATCGAGGTTAACCCTGGGTTGGATTCGACTTTCCCATGGCTCAGCCGCTTGGCAGGGGCTTTCGAGAAGTACAGATTTCACCACCTGTCCTTTGAGTATGCTCCTACCGCTGCGGCAGTTACTGCTGGCACGGTTCTTCTTGCCCCTGACTACGATGCCCGGGACCAGAACAACACACTGACTAAGGGTGAGCTGTTGACCTTTGGTGACTCCGTTAGGGGCTCTCCATGGTCTGCCTTCACCTGTACTTGTTCAAAGAAGAATTATGC